GGAAGCTGGTGGGACGTAAGACCTACAGCGGGTCAGCCGTGTCAAACTGATGACGGAAAGCAAGGAGAGTACGATACAAATGGCGGCTGTACTCCTAATGAGTATCAGGAAGGGGATAGCTGCCCTACGGTTCCTAACGGACCTAAAGATGGTATTATAGAAAACGGTGTGTGTGTCGGCGGCGATGACACTCCAGACTGTACACGCATTAATCAAGACAACGCTGAAGAGTGTGGCTACGAGATAACCAGTGACGGTCAGTTAATCCCTAAAGACTTAGATGACCCTAACTTACCTAACTATACTCCCTGTGGTGGTAACATATTTGTACAGGAAGGTACTGAGTGTCCTGACGTTGGTGGTGTTGGGGAGTTCTGTGATGATCCTGCAAACGCTAACGAACAAGAGTGCATAGATAAGTCTTTCCAAGACTACGTAGATGAAGTAGGCGAGGGCATTGCTAACACTGCTAAGGGTATCTACGACGACTTTAAAAACGTAATTACAGACTGCGTTGGGAACCCTATAGAATGTATTAAGAAAATTGGTAACAAAATTCTAGAATCAGGTATTCCTGAAAAGTGTCAAGACTTAGAAGACTGTAAAACGGCAGACCCCGATAAAGGCACGTACTGCTGGAAAGACTGTGTAAACTTTAATGTTTTAGCAGGTATACCCGGTTTACCGCCTATTCCGGGCATGGGTGAAATTGATGTAGGAACCTACCGCGACTTTGAGGACTTTCTCAAGGGCATTGGAAAAGACATCGGTGGTTTTATAGAAGACCCTGCGGGAACACTAAAGGATTGGAAAGACGCCATCCTTAAAAAGGTTAAAGAGGTTTTTGGTGATGCAACTGATACTAAAGCTAGTGACATTATTGATTGGCTCCAAGGAATCTTTGGTGTTTATACTGCTACTTGGATCTGGGGAGAACTAGAAAAAGAAATCACAGACCTAGTAATTCCTGTTGCGCCGCCTGTTGACGGAGAATGCCCAGAAGATGTAAGCGAGATTAATGCAGACAACTTTGAAAAATGTGGCTACCGAGACTGTGGTGGTGGCAGATACGTAAAAAACGAAGAGTCTTGTGACGATGTTGAAAACTTTGATTGCTCTACGGTTGGAAGGCAGGGTGGCATAGTTCAAGCAGGAACTGAAAAACAAGATGAAAACTGCGGTGAGTGTTTAGAAGGCTACGAAGAAGACGCTGATGAAAACTGCATAGAAAAAGAAGTACCACCAGAATGCGAAGGGCCGACAGCAGAAGAATGTACAGCGCTTCACAAAGAACACCTTTCTTGTACAGACCTTGAGGACGCAAGCTGTGGCGAGTGCTTAGAAGGGTACACAGAAAATGACGAGGGCGTGTGCATTAAAGACGGTGATGGAACTTACGATCCCGTCTGTACTGAGCCTAGACCCTCAGGTGCTCTAACTTTTGCACTTCAAGATCAACAAGATGCTTGGGATAATAAGTGTCGAGAAACCCACTGTGAGTCAGGAGTACCAATAGAAGACGATCCAGATTGTTACGGTACTGACGGTGGTGACGGTGACGACCTGTGTGACGATGGTACTGAGTTAAAGGGACAACCACCTGAGTACGACTTTAACGACTTAGAGAAAAACGGCAGCTACACGTTTGGAGGCAACCAGTACACATATGATCCTTGTAATCCATCTCAAGGACCAACATTAGTAACTGACGACGGTACTACGTGTCCTACGGGTCAAGGCCCAAACCCTGATACTGGGAAGTGTGAAGAACTAGACTGTGATGATCCAGCTAATGCTTTACCCTGTGGTTGGAGAGAGTGTCCTGAAAAGACTGAAAAGCAAGGAACTCTTGTTAAAAATATAGAAACTGATTGTGGGGCAGTTCCACCGGAGTGTTCAAAGATAACAGACCAAAACGCAGATTTATGTGGTAAAAAGAAGTGCCCTGATGGTACTTTTGTAGACAAAGAAGCAGCTTGCGGATCAGTAACAAACCCGTGTGACGACCCAGTATACGCCTCAGAGAATGAGGACGAATGCGGTACTAGCGGTGGTGTAGACTGTAGCAAACCAAGACCTATAGGAACAGTTACTTTTGAATTGGTAGAACAGCAAAAAGCGTGGGATTTAGCATGTGGTGGCGGTGGAGGTACTGAGGTTTGTGACAACGGCGCTACAGTTGAAAGCGGGTGTGAAACCTGTGAAGATGGCACACCAGTAGACAGCTACGAAGACGGGAAATGTCCACCTGTTGATCCTCCTGTTGATCCTCCTGTTGATCCTCCTGTTACTACACCCGGAGGCGGCGGTGGTGGCGGTGGAGGTGGTGGAGGCTTTACCACAGAAGCGCCAGAAATTTCTATGGGAATAGAAGGTGATCCTACGCTTTTAGCAGGTAGACAGTTTCCTATTACAGACTACTTAGCAGGACTCTTTACTGGCGCTGGAGGCGGTAGAGCATGACATATTTAAACTTAGTAAACAACGTGCTGAGACGCTTACGTGAAGACGAGGTATCTAGTGTCAATGACAACACCTACAGCAAAATGGTGGGTGACTTTGTAAATGACTCTAAGAAGATGGTAGAGGATGCTTGGGATTGGTCAGCACTTAGGACTACCCTGACCGTAACCACATCTGCTGATATCTTTAACTACGTGCTAACTGGGTCACAAAACAAGATCAAGGTACTAGACGTAATTAATGACACCTCAAACATCTTTATGCAGTACAACACGCAGCACTGGTTTAACGATAAGTACTTGAATCAATCACCGCCCAGCGGTTCACCTGAGTACTACACGTACAACGGCGTTGACTCCAGTGGTGACACTCAAGTAGACATTTATCCTAAACCTGACGGTGTGTACAGCTTACGTTTTAACTGTACGCTTAGGAACGCTGAGTTGAGTGCTGACACAGATGTACTGAGTATACCTAGTCAACCTGTAATACACATGGCGGTAGCTCTGTTAGCTCGTGAGCGTGGCGAGACAGGCGGTACATCAGCACCTGAGTACTTTGGTATTGCTGATAAGTTTTTGTCTGACGCGATTGCTCTGGACGCACAGAAGCACCCTGAAGAAACCATTTGGTACACTCCGTAGGAGCCTGACGTATGGCACAGCCGCTACAAAGTATTAACTTAGTTGCTCCTGCGTTTAAAGGAGTTAACACAGAAGACTCTCCTATTGCACAGGATCCTTCTTACGCTGACATTGCTGACAACGCTGTGATTGATAAGCGTGGTCGTATTGCTACACGTAAAGGCATTGACGTTGTTACTACCAACAAGACCGCGTTAGGCGCTGACTACGTACACAAGATTCACTACTTCTACGATGATGCGGGTAACGAGGTAGTATTTACTGCAGGTAACAACAAGATTATGACAGGGACAACTACCCTGACTGATGTTACTCCCGGCTCATACACAATTACACAAAACAACTGGAAGATTGTAAACTTTAACGACAAGGCTTACTTTTTCCAACGTGGGTACGATCCTCTGGTGTACGACAACGCTACAGGACTGCGTACGTTTACTGTAGCTAACGGCGGTGCTACTGACGCAACCCTGAAGTGTCACGAGGCTTTGGCAGCTTACGGACGCCTGTGGGTTGTGGATAACGCAACAGACACACAGACTATATACTGGTCTGATCTCTTGATTGGAGCAGACTTTACTGGCGGTTCCAGTGGTTCTATAGATGTATCTAAGGCTTGGCCTGACGGGTACGATGAAGTTAGGGCGTTGGCGGCACACAACAACACTCTAATTATTTTTGGCAAACACAGCATACTAGTGTACGGAGGAGCTTCTAGTCCAGCTAGTATGGCTCTGGTTGACACAGTAGCTGGCGTTGGGTGCATCTGTAGAAACTCTGTCCAGCACATTGGCACAGATGTTTTGTTTATGTCTAACACAGGACTCAGGAGCTTAGGACGTACTATACAAGAGAAGTCGTTGCCTATATCTGACTTGAGCCTGAACGTAAAGACTGAGATTATTAGTCTGGTAGAAAACAGGACGCTACCAACTGCGTCTGTGTACAGTCCTGAAAACTCGTTTTACCTTATATGCTTCCCAGATCAATCGACAGTGTATTGCTTTGATCTAAAAGGCAAGCTGGAAAACGGAGCGTACAGAGTCACACGGTGGACTTCTATTCCACACAAGTCATTTGAAGTTAAGACTGATGGTACGTTGTACATAGGAACGACTGATGGACTAGGGACGTACTCAGGTTACTCTGACAACACAACAGCGTACCGCTTTAGGTACTACAGTCCGGGTCTGACGTTTGGTGATCCTGCTAAAATTAAGCTGTTAAAAAAACTACGACCTACTTTGGTTGGAGCCAGTGGTACTACAGTGTTTATAAAATGGGCTTACGATTTAGCCACTGACTTTAAAACTTACGAGTTTACCGTAGGAAATCAAACTCCATCTTTTTTTGGTGTTGATGAGTTTGGTATCGGTGAGTTTACAGGTGGAGAACTAACAACTAGAAACCCTGTGCAAGCCACAGGCAACGGTAGCATTATTACAATAGGTTTAGAGGCTGACATTAATGGGTCTGCCCTGTCTCTCCAAGAAATTAACGTATTAGCACTAATGGGTAAAACGGTATGAGTAATTATTCAAAAACTACAAACTTTACCGCTAAAGACAGTTTGCCTTCTGGAGACAGCGGTAAGATCATTCGGGGTACTGAGTTTGATACTGAGTTCACCGCTATATCTACAGCGGTTGCAACCAAAGCTGACTTAGCTTCTCCTACATTCACAGGCACTGTAACGATCCCTACCTTGACACTTACTGGTACTCTGTCTACAGGCACGATTGACGGAGGGACTTACTGATGGCTCTTGGCGATCTTTTTGGTGGATTCATTAGCGATATTGCTAGTGGTTTATATAGCGAGCTTCCAACAGAAGTAACAGGCGCTTTTGCAGATGTTCCCCAAGCAACAGAACCTGATGTCACGTTTCAGCCCTTTACGGTTACGTCTGGAGGCATAGGTACAGTAACGGGTGGTTCTTCTGGAACTACGTACGACCTCAGCCCTCAACAGCAAGAAATTAGTAATATGCTAATGAATGAGGCGCAGTTTCGCTTAGGTGGAGATCCTAGAGGTACGCTAGAATCTCAGTTTGCTGGCTTAGACGTTATGAACTTAGGCCAACAAATGATTGGCACATCTCCTTTTGGTCTATCTCAGCAGCAACAAGCAGCACAACAAGCGTTTGGATTAGGTGGTCAGTTCATGGGTGCTGCGGCACAACAACCGGCAGACCTTAACTTGTTACGTGGGCAGTTTGCAGGACAAGCTGGAGGTATGCTAGGGCAACAACCTAGTCCCGGCATAGGCCAATTTGGACAACAGGCGTTAGGAATGGGCGCTGCTGGGTTGGGTGGTGCAGGTGTTCCCGACATAAGCCAAGCGTTTTCTGGAATTACTGCACCGGGATTAAGAGATGTGTCTGGAGCTTATTCGGGTGTGCAAGATCCCAGAGTAAGAGATGTTTCTCAAGCATACGCGGGTATTAATGCACCCGGAGTTCGTGATGTTTCTCAGGCTTACGCAGGTATTAATGCACCCGGAGTTCGTACAGCGGCTGGTCAACTAGCCTCTAGGGGACTAGGACTAGGAATGGCTGGGCTAGACACTCAGGCTCCTTCTGATGTAGAAGCACTGAGAAGGCAGTACTCAGGACTCGCAGGACAGTCTGCAAAAGATGTACTATCTCCCACGGCTGCTCGCGAGGCTAGTGTATTTGAACGTATTAGAGCTACACAGCGGCCTGAAGAAGAGCGACAGCGTTTACAGTTAGAAGAGCGTTTGGCTCAACAGGGACGCTTAGGTGTACGTACGTCTATGTTTGGTGGTACGCCAGAGCAGCTTGCGTTGTCTAAGGCACAGGAAGAAGCACAAAATAGCGCTTCACTGGCGGCTATTCAGCAAGCACAGTCAGAGCGTCAGCAGGCTCTAGGAACAGCACAGACTCTAGGTGGCATGGCTAGTCAACAAGCAGGACTGTCTAGTCAGTTACAATCTCAAGCACAACAAAGAGCAGCGCAGTTATCTCAGCTTGGTCTTAGTGCTGAACAAACACAAGCACAACTTGAGTCTGAGGGTTTTGGGCGTCAAATGCAACTTGGACAAGCAGAAATGCTTAGTCAACAGGCTCAAGCACAACTGGAAGCTCAAGGTTTAGGACAAAGGCTTCAATTAGGACAAGCAGGGATGCAAGCACAGCAAGCGCAGTCTCAACTTGAGCAAGCAGGTTTTGGTAGACAGATGCAACTTGGTCAAGCTGGTATGCTTAGTCAACAAGCTCAAGCACAACTTGAAGCACAACGTATGGGTCAGCAGATGCAACTTGGTCAGGCCGGTATCAGCGCCGCTCAAGCACAGTCTGGTCTACAGTCACAAGCACAACAGAGGGCTGCACAGTTGTCACAGCTTGGACTCAGCGCACAGCAGATTT